GTGGTATTACGGAGTTCGTTATGCAAAGGCGTACAAATGTCTGTATGAAACCGGATGTCACCCAGACGATTTTTGGGCGACGTATTTTACTAGCTCTAAAGTAGTAACAAACTTTATTTCTGAATTCGGCGACCCCGATATTATCCAAATAAGAAAAACATTTTCAGATGAGGATTCAGCTGTAAAATGGGAAAAGAGGGTTTTGAAAAGACTAGATGTCGTTCACAAAGATGAGTGGTTGAATGAAAGTGATGGTGATGCTATAAGAACCTCACATATTTCAAATACCGGTAAGTTGTTCTGGAATGACGGTATAACTACCATTAGATCTACCGAATGTCCCGGCAAAGGTTGGGCTAGAGGCATATTTCTTACCGAAGAAAAAAGAAAAGAACGGAGTGAAACCCGTAAGGGTAAGAATAACGGATTTTACGGTAAAGCTCATACCGATGAATACAAACAGGAAGCTAGTATTAGGATGAGTGGCGAAAAAAATCCTTTTTATGGAAAGAAAAGACCGGAACATTCGGCCAAAATGAAAGTTGTAATGAAAGGAAAACCTAAAACTCAAGAACACAAGGATAACATTTCAAAATCACATAATGTCATTTATACTTGCCCTCATTGCAACAAAAGCGGTGGTAGATTGATGTTAAGATGGCATTTTGATAAATGCCGACATAAATCTGAGTAACATCAACCCCGAATGATCTTCCTCGAATCTGCCCAGACTTTTGTTTTTGACGCTCCTTGGAATTGTTCTACTTGCAAGAATAATGCAATATCCCATTCCGATGGCTCTATCAAAACAAATCTACTGCGAACCTGACTGCTCAGATAGTGTTTAAAACATGGTTTGAATAGAGATAAGTTCTCAGTAGATTTCAAAAGACCGTAAGAAAGCCTTAGCTTTGTACTTTCATCATAGCGGTTGTTGTTTGTAATATCATAAAGTCCGTCCATTAGTTGAGCTCTAAGTTTCAACGGCAAATAATGGGTATTCACGCCAAAAAATCCATTTTTTGCAGGACCTACCATAAAGATCAATGGGAACTTATCATAGTAAGGTAAAGTTGCTTTATGCTTTGCATCATAGACAAAGAAATACATCCTCCCTATCGCAGTGCGATTCTTGAGTCTATCTGTATCATCTCTAAGGATTCTAGTTTCAGAAACTTTACCTATACTTTTTGCTTTTTCTCTAAACCACTCACGTGCAGTGCTGGATCTAGCTGGCACCTGACCAGACTTGATCCCTTTCACTAATATGTCGTCAAAAATCTTGGCCATTTACTTTCCTAGTGGTTTAATTTCTTTTTCTGTCATAATAGTGAAGATCCAGTTTCGTTCTTTGCAGTATCTCATTGCTGCTTTCCATTTTGCTTCATTGACTGCATATGTCGCTGCCTCATTCAAATATCTTCGTGAAACTCTGCCTGTTGGGGTATTGTGTTTCTTTGACGGGTCTGGTGGCATTGTCTGTTTTTTCGGCTTTACTTCAATCATTATCATTTGGTATTTATTCTCGCCGATACGCTTTTTGATTACGAAGTCCGGAAAATAGCGACTTGTCTTACCTTTGACTGGATTCATATAAGGTATGGCTATCTCTTCTGATTGCCATTCTACAATGTCAGGGTGGGAATCAAACTTACGCATTAAGGACAATTCCCAGAGACTGAGATATCGGATTTTTGTAGGGTCACCCTTGTATTTCTCTGGATTTTTAGGCTTGAACCTTCCTTTATAGCTCATTTAGTACCTCTGCAACCCAAGTGTTTTTATTATTTATCTCAAACTGACCTATTTTTCTATTCAGTTCATCTAAAGTAATCCAGCATTCAGCAGATTTAGTAAGATTATCCACAGCGGGGAGTATCTGAAGATTACATGCATGACCTATTATTTTAGGGTCAACTGAATAAATGAAGCCTTGCATGATACTATAAGTGTGGTCCAAGTGGTATTCAGTACCATCTGTAAATCCACGAAGATTATGAGGGTCTATGATGTGTTTATTGTAATTATACGAAATCTCTGTGTATTCCCAAACAGCTCTATAATACAGTTCTTTCGATTCTTTATCGTTATACCATATATCAATGAGATCCATAGAAGTTGCATACCGAGATGCAAATCTTTTCTTGGTTATTTCTATTTTTTCTTCTGAGGTCTTAGATAGCATTGTGTTTCTTCTTTTCTGAATCGTTTCTTCTTTGATACTGCTGCTATCGCCTTTCCAAAAATTGACCAAAGGTTTTATTACTTTATCTATAGCTTCCTTTTTTTCTTTAGGATCTTCTATTTTATTTAGCCAACCAAACTTTACAGATCTTTCTTCTTCAGACATTTTAGAAACTGTTTTACTAAATGTAATCCTTGATCTTGCTCTTATTTCTTCTGACTCACCGGTTTCAACTCTTTCTGCCCAAATATTCTTTTGATTCTTAGAAACTTTGTTTGAGAACTGTTCAAAGCGCTCTTCATCTTCTTTCAGTTCTTTTCTGAATCTTTTTGCTCCTATGGATCTTGAGCATTTTTCACAAAAATGCTTATAGCCTTTTCTGACGTTTATGAAAGATACTGTACATCCACATGAATCACAGTGTTTTTCCGATTCTGTTGCTATGTAGGAATCGTAGTATTCTTTTGCTCTAATGCCGTGAGCTCCAGAAATGTGATTACTTAGAGATTTGAAAGATTTGAATGTGGTGCTGCATACCGCGCACGTGTCGGTGTTATAAATAGACATGAGCTGTGTTCCTCTCGTTAGGTGTTTCAACATAGAGTTAGTGGGACTGCCATCCGCGACTAACATATTCTATTTATTATTTTATGGTTTTTGTGGGGTCACCCTTATATTTTTCAGGTTGCTTAGGTCTAAACCTTCCTTTATATGATCCCAAAATATTTTCTTTCGTGATAAATAGAACTAACATATACTATTTATCACAATAGGATCAAGATGCCACAAAGAAACCAGTTTAGACCAGCAAGAGAAACTGTAAGATCAGCTTCTATAAGCAGAACACCAAAAAATCTTCAAGTTCCGGCGGAGGACGGAAACTATGGGATGTTATTGATGTTCAGAGACTACCAGTATAGAGCTCCTGGGACTAGAACCTTTGCATCTCTTGAGGAAAGCAATGTATCTGATACAATCTTTTTGCCACTACCAGAAAACATACAAGACTCTTTTACAGTTAAAGTTCAGTCTTTTGAGCAAGAAATAAGAGGAGCGGTATTATCAAATGTAATGTCAGAGGCTTCTGCATCAGGTGGATTAAGATTTTCCACGTTCCAAGATGCTGCTATTAATGCAATACAATCAGCATTACCTAGTGCATTCACGGACGGCGGCGATGCCTACGGTCTTACAAGAGATCTTATAACTAATGCTTTTAGAACCTTAACAGGGCAAGGGGGTGTTAATACAGGGAGACTAGATGATTTTTCCAATGATGCTGCGTTTTTGTTGAGAAAGGCACTCCCTGGCAATGTGGGTCGTAGCGTTGATGCGGGCACGGGAACTTTCATAAATCCAAAAGCAGCTCTTTCATTTGAAGGAGTTGACATGAAAACTCATAGTTTCAATTGGACTGTTGCTCCAAAATCATCGGATGAGTCTGAAAATCTTAGAAGAGTGATAAAGACTATCAACAAAAACATACTGCCGCAATATGTTAGCGGGGAACTTGCACAAAATGTGATGTTTAGATATCCTTCTATGGTTGATGTTTTTTTTGTTGGCTTGGATGGAAACTTTTATTATTTCTTCAAAACTGCAATGGTTCAAACATTTAACGTAAACTATACGCCAAATGGAGTTTCAGTTTTGAAAGGAGGCAGACCTGCTGCTGTTCAAATGCAAATGAATATTATCGAATCTGACATACATACGGCTAAGGATTATGGTGCCGATTCTTTCGAAGCTACTGGTGTAAGACAAACTCCAGAACCATTATTTGGTGGTGGTAGATAATGTCAAGATACTTCACAAACTATCCACTAATCCAATATCAAGATAAACGAGTTAGAGACATTACTCGTCGTAGCAAAGTTCGCGACTCAATTTTGAATGATCCTTACATCTTTTTGCCATTCACAATCAGAGAAGGTGAGAAACCGGAAGATATTGCAAGACTGTATTATGGTTCTGTTGATGATACTTGGCTAGTTCTTCTAGCAAACAACATCACAGATCCATATTATGAATGGCCGATGGGTGACGTTGAATTTGATCAGTATTTCATTGATAAGTATTCAGAGGTATCAGGCAGAACTGGATTTGATGTTCTTCGTTGGGGTCAAGATGAAACAAGAAGTGATAACATCGTTTACTATTTCAAAGAATCTGAAGATACTGAAAAAATCTACAGAGTATCAGCCGAAACGGCCAGTGGAACTGCTGTTCGTTTGTATGAATATGAACAACAACAGAATGAAAACAAACGAAATATCCAGTTGATTGACAAGATCTATCGAAATCAAATTGTCGAAGAGTTCAAAAGGTCTATTCGCTAATGAGTCAAAATTTTGTAAATCCCGCATATTATAATCTACAAAAAGCAGTTATCAGGTCCGAATACTCGAATATTGGTGAATTGGACATTACTGGATTGATCCCAGGCTTATCAATTTCTGCATCAATTGATAGTGAAACTATGTTCGGGACTGCTCATATAGTCGATTCCGTTGGTCTATTAGACGGGAAGGACGACAGACCTCCATTAAGAGGCGAAGAACAAATCATTTTAGAAATTGCTGATTCAAAGACGATTAATGAAAATGGAGGCTCCGAAGCAGGAAGAGTAGAAACTCCATTTCGATTTGTTGGTTTCGTCTACAAAATAGATAACGTCCAAACTAAAGACATTAATGATGCTGTTACATATGATTTGCATTTTGTTTCATATCAATCTTTTAAGGCAGGTACTTACGAAATTATAAGAGCTTTTAAGGATTTGAAAGTATCGAATGTTGTTCAAAAGCTATTTGATAAATATTATTTAAACGCTGACATAAGAGGTAGTTTTGAGGAAAGCAGCGATGTAAAAGAACTGTTTCTTGAAGAAACTGAAGGCCTGATTCGGTGCTGGATACCAAAAATGAGACCAGAAGAAGCAATGATTTTTCTTAGCAAAAGATCATATTCCGAAGAAAGCCCTTCTTGTCTATTCAGATTTTTTGAAAGTTCAAGAGGGTATCATTATGTTACAGATGAACAATTATTTAGATTGGCAGAAGAAAACGAAGAAAGGGTTCAAAAGTATACATATTTAGATGCAATTCCAAATACTCTTGAATATTTTGAGCAACAATTAAATAATCTTGAAATAATAGAAAACACAAACAGAGTGAATAGCTTTGATGACATATACAACGGCGCATACAGAAGTAAAGTCTATGAGCTAGACATTCTATCAAGAACTTTAAATTTACTTGACGAGTCTGACGAAACTAACACTCAGTATGGCTATTTTCAAAGGAGAGATTCGTATCAAAGTACACCAAGTAGATTCCAAAGGCTAGTTGACAGACATACTAATCAATTCATAGAAACAGTACACCGCGGTGATGAAGATGTACAAAAGGAATGGCTTATAATTCAAAACTATACTCGTGGAGATGCTTCTGGTGAAAATGCGCTTCAAGCCGAAACATATTATGCTGATATAGTCACTAACAGAAATGCATACTCAAAGCATATTCAAAGCATTACATTGTCCGCAAGAGGGCCTGGCAGATTTGATGTCACTGCCGGTGATATTGTGGAACTGACTGTTAAAGATTTTGTATTTGCTGATGGTGGTGAAAGTGGTTCCTTCAAAGAAAACAAGTATTTGACTGGAAACTATATAGTGAGATCAATTACGCATGAAATGAAATACGAAGAAATGTTCAATGCATACACTCTAATCAAGCGCGACTGGAGTCAAACTGAATTGTTAGATCAAGATGAAATAGATGCAATTCTTGCAAATACAGATCAAGCAGGAAGAATTAGGGGTGGGCTTTAACATGGATACTGGGCTTGGATTTACTCAACCAATGTTTTTCATTGGAGTTGTTGAAAATAGACTTGACCCTAGACAAGAAGGCAGAGTTCAAGTTCGTGCTTTCGGTGTGCATGGTTCGAATCAAGACATTCCTACTGAAGATCTTCCTTGGGCAACTTTGGTTCTTGGTCACCATGACGTCAACTTTACTCCACCTCCTCTGAATGCATGGGTGTTTGGATTTTTCATTGACGGGCGTGATGCTCAACAACCTATGATTCTTGGTCTTATTCCTGCTCAACGACTAGAAGCAATTAATCCTGAGCAAACTGGCTGGGGTGCTGTTCCTGCTGAAAACTATGATAGAGAATCTTTGGGGTCACGTCCACAAGACATTGGGCTTTCTCCGATGGGGAGACTTGCAACCGGTGAGTTTACTGACGAGACTTATGTCACTGGTTTAGCGACATCTAGGGAAACAAATATCCCAATTGCGGGAGGTGTAGCAAGAAATTATACTCCTGGGGGAAATTCCTTCCAAGATAGAGGGTTTGGTGATGAAGAAGGTAGCCCATCGGGGCGTTCTCCGGCCGCTCCTTTAGGAAGAACAATACAGGAGAGAGTAAATGCTCTAGATAATGACCTTGAATTTCAACAAGTATTAGAAAGAATTATTAGAGATAATAACGTCAGTAGAGAAGATGTTTATGCCATTATAAGAGGGGAGTCTGCATTTAATCCATCTACAATTTCGCCGGGGGGTGGTTATGGTGGTCTCTTTCAAATGGGAAGGGGAACTTTGTATGGCAGATCTGCCTGGGGGTCTGATCTAAATAGCACTCAAATAGCAGCTTTGTCACCTGCCGAACAAGCAAGATTATATGAAGGAGTTTTAGCCCAGCACAGAGCAAGAGGATGGTCTGGTGGGGGCGCTGGACTTCCTTTGGTGCAAGCAGCGCCAGCTGTTCTTTCCAGAAATATTGACCCAAACGGGGATCTAGGTCTTACTTTCAGTCGTTATGGAGTAGGTCAAATATATTGGAGAGCAAACCCAGGATGGAGAACTGCTGGAAATGGTGTTATTACACCTAATTCTATAGCAGAATACTATTATGCTAGAAATGCAGTTCCTCCGGCTGCAGAGGGGACTTTGGCAGCACAAAGAAGAACTGGAGATGCTCAAGTTTCACCGACAGATATCACGCCGGGAGAAGAACGTAGACTAGGCGAGCAGCAAACTGCCAATCAGCAAAGAATAGAAGAAATCAGAACTCGTATCAGTCAAATAGATTCAGAATTAGCGCGTATAGGAACTGAGGCCGATGTAAATACCCGTCGGAGAGAACTTGAAGCTGAAAAAGCAGCTCTGATTGAAGAATTGCGCATTCTTGGAGCAGATTATCCTTTGACTCCAGCAAATCCAGATATACCAGAACCATATCGCGGCTATATGGACTATGCGCCAGAAGATAGAACAACTTGGGACGAGCCAGAACCTGCATACAATGCTCAATACCCATACAATAGAGTAATAGAAACTGCGTCGGGACATGCAATAGAAATAGATGATACCCCTGGAGCAGAAAGGATTATGATCTATCACCAAAGCGGTTCCTACGTACAACTATCAACTACAAGCGTCACTCACAAAACCACTACCGACTCTTATAATATACATGACAGAAACCATCACGTGTATGTCGGTGGAACTAACATTATGACAATTGAAGGAGACTATCACTTACTTGTAAAAGGCAACTACGTTGAAGAAGTGCAAGGCGATTATCAACAAATTGTCCACGGAAATTCTAGATTAGGGGCAGGGCGCAGATTAGAGTTAAATGGAGCAGATAGAGCTGATTTAAGAGGGGCTGCACTTAGCTTATTTTCGGATTTGGATAATTTGAACATATCAACAGGGGGTGCTATTAGTTTTCAATCCAATGAATCAATAAGTTTATCAGCTGAAACTGTTCGTATTGCAGCAACAGAAAACATGAGTGTAAGTAGTCGAAACTCATTGTCTTTGAATGGTAAAAGTGGAGTTCATATAGTTTCAGAAGGAAACGTGCATATCAACCCAGATCAAAACATATTCTTGAGAGCAGACGGCGGCGACATTGGGATGCAATCCGGAACATCAATAAGTATGAATGCTGGTTCGTTCATGGCAGTTCGGTCTGACGTGTTGGACCTAAGATCAAATGCTGCAATGGTTTTGGATTCTGGATCTTCCTTAGATCTCAACTCAACCGCATCAATGTCATTGAACGCCTCAGCTGGTATGTTCATGAAAGGAACACAACTTCATATGAAATCTGATGGGGCTGCAAACATAGAAGGAAGCGAATTGAACTTTTTGTCAAGCGGCGAAGCAAAACTAACAGGGACAACAGTATATATAGACGACATTGTTCAACTCGCAAGCGGTGCTAGCGCTACTCCAGCAACCAATAGAGAGCCAATCACGGCAGCTCCTTATGGAGACTCGTTGGATGATGTTCCACCAGCAGAGCCGAATGCAGGAGAAATCATTGATGATAACACAGGACAGGGAATATCTGGACCTGCTGCAGAAGCTGAAAGAAGAACAGCTGCACCGCCTACGCCTTCACTTCGAATACCCACACAAGAGCCCAGTTTAGATAGTTAATTTGGGCAAAACCGATCCTCAATAAATTGACTGATAAGGGAAACAGTAATAATGTCAGTAGTAAATGATTGTGATTTCATTGAACGGTTTTATCAAAAAATAGAAGAGGCCGTTGATACGGATTTGAGAGTAATTTCCGAAATAGAATTTGTTCCAATTGATCAGGATCTTATTAATGATATCACAATAAAGTTTAATCAAAAAATCAAGCAAGAAATAAAGACTAGAAATGATATCATTTCAAAAAAGGTAATTCCGACTAATATAAAACGACAGTTTCGAGACGCTCATGTTGATCCAAGTCTCTTCGAAACCTATGATAGATCTGTAGTGGACATGTCGGATTTATTTAAATTTTCAAAAGAAAATAATATCTTCCCTGACAGGCGGCGTGTGGTAAATGCAGTAGACAACATAGGCCATTCGTTTTTTGTTTCGTTTGCAACTACATTTCCTTCCATATCTCAACGAATAGAAAACTCTGATATCACCGCGTCTGAAGTTGCAACTATGTTGAGAAGTACTGGTCTGGATCCAAATACTTTTTCTGATAGAATTGTCGATTCTTCATCAAGTGTCTTTAATGTTTTAGACAGATTTTTATCTAGCTTTGGTTCAGGTCTTTCTCAATTGAGTAGTATATGTGGTCTGATAGAAAACGTATATGCTTTAATGGGAGGCCAAATAGATTCTCTGAATAATCTTATTGCTCTCGGTTCCGACCGAAGATTCCAAGATCTTTTGAGTAGGATAGATCCTAGACTTGGAATGATATCTAATCAAATCAGTAGCATTCAGTCTTTATTAGAAGGTATTTTAGATTCTTCCAAGACGATGGAAGAACGGATGAAAAAGGCCTTTGAGTTGATTGCAGCTGCTCAAGGAATTTTATTACAATTCTTCAATCGATCAACAGGTGAAAAAGGCAAAATAAAGATTGATTGGGATCTAGAGGCAATTAAAGAAGCATTAGAAGATGTTGTAAATGAAATAGAACCAAATAAAAGTTTGTTCAATCGTGAGACCGAAGATGAAAAGCTGATTGCCGATTTTGATTTAGATGGTTCCATTACAATGACGGATGTAGATCTTTTTCAAGTTTACATCGATTACATTGACGCGGAAGAACAAGGAATTGAGTTTGATGAAGAGTCCTCAATTCTCCCCAGCTTAAACATTTCATTAGAGGCATTGATTGCCTCAATAGAAGATATTTTTTTCTCATATATGATCGAAAACATCGACGAATATGAAGATTTTGTCAACATAGAAACACAAAACTCGAATCCAAAAGATTCAATCAATCTATTCAATCAGGTTGCAGGGATGTTCGGTAATCTTTCAAATCCGTCAGAAGGAGACTTCGGTCAAGCACAATTACAGCAAATGTTATCATTAGTATCATCGTTGAATGGCGGCATTGATGGTCTTAGAGGGCAGCTTCAAGCAATTTCTAGTGAGCTTCAAAGTGGCAGTGGATTTTCCATGATAGATGTTCAAAGTTTGATGCAACAAATTCAGCAGATAAGACAACTTGCTCAGATCGCAACTTCACGAATTTTCGGCGATCAAACCGCTTTGATGGAACAATTCAGAGAAACAACTCGAGAAGCTCTAGAGGAAGCAGAGGATGTTGCAACAACTGATCCGGAACGAACAAGAGAAATATCGGAATCTAGGATGGAAGCACTTAGAGAAGAAATTGCAAGAGTGACTGCATTAGTTGGAACAGCCAATTCTGAACTCTCTGGAGAATTGTTGAGACAGCTTCAAGCACTTGAGACTCAACTTGAAGGTGCTGCAGCAACTGGCATAATAGAACACATAGATCAACAAATGCAAGATAGGATTCGATCTGCAGCACAAAGATTGAGATCTTCAGCAGAACTTTTTGACATAGAAAGTCTTTCGAATAATGGGGTTTTTAATAACATGCAAAACACATTTGCTCGAATGGCGAGACTGCTTGCAGTTGCAAGAGAGGCGGGGTCTGAAAGAGGAGCTGAAAGAACCATAGCAGCCGCCAGAGGTGTATTGACCGACCAGACAGATAGAACTACGGATATTAGAAGACCCCAAGCCGAATTTGTTGCACTGAGGTTTTGTAGACTTGCTAATGAAATTGACAGAATATTTGATTCGTTTTTAGAACCTGTACAGCAAATGATAACTCAGTTTACAGGAGCAACAACTGCAATGGGTGCGGCCTCAGACGAAACACTTCAAGGTGTGTTTTCCGCAGGCGGTATTAGACTGAATAGAGAGGCACGAATAGCAGCAGCAAGAGCCGCTGGGACTTCCATGCCCGCAACTGTAGCGAGACCCCATATAGATCCAGCAACTCCCGCAACTGTAGCGAGACCCCATATAGATCCAGTAACTGGGGCAAGAACTACTGTACCGCCAGGTGGTACTATACCCTCTGGAATCGACACAATCCCTCCTGCCGCATTTAATGGTCTACCTAGATATGATGATGTTTTCGGGAAAACTTGGCAAGGGCTGATAAGATATTCACCGGGTCCGAAATCCCGGCGAGCTGGCAGAAGAGGTTGGGATGGGTTAAGACCTGATATGCTAAGTAGGTTGGTGTCTTTAGCAAGAGAATGGGTAGGCGCAGGGAACCCACCACTAACAATAAATAGTGCACTTAGATTAGGTTCTAGGGGATATCACCCATTGGGCATGGCAGTAGACGTAAGTATTCCTTCTCCTAGATCACAATTATTATTTGCTAATTTGGCGTATAAAGCAGGTTTTAGAGGAATTGGATCATATAGAACATTTATACACATTGATACAGGGCCGCAGCGTTCTTGGGCGGGAGGTAATACTTCTCGTTTTGGTTATTTTGATTATGTAAACAATAGGTTTCCAAGGTATGGAAATAGAACTGTTCAATTCAATCTTTCCGGACCTCTTGGAAGTAGATCGTTCATTTAAAGGATTTTAAATATGTCAACAAGAACACTTAATGATCCGTTCAACCCGAATCCAACTATTTCACCTCTTCGAAAAAAGAGAACGCTCTATAGTGACTTTCACAAGGATCTAACTGTCAATCCAATTTCAGGTGACCTTGCTCTTCGAACAAATGAGGAGTCAATCAAGGAATCACTAAAGAACCTCATCTTGACAGATCGAGGCGAACGCTTGATGCAACCAAACATTGGTTCAGATGTTCGAGCTTCATTGTTTGAAAATGCAACACCTGTGACACTGAAGATTCTGGAAGAGCGTGTGAAAGATGTGATAAATAACTTTGAACCAAGAGTATCAATCATTGACATAGATGTGACTTCTTTATATGACGATAATAGAGTTCAGGTGACGATTTATTTTTATGTAAAGAATAGAGAAGATCCGCTATCAGTGGATGTGTTTATAGATAGAGTAAGGTAAGATATGCCAACAAAACCAGTATTGCCAATAACAGAACTAGACTTCTTTCAGGCAAAAAATCAACTTAAAGAGTTCCTTCGGGGCGATCCGTCAGGAAGATTTCGTGACATTGACTTTGAAGGCTCAAATATGTCAGTGTTGTTGGATGTCCTTGCATATAATACATATCAGAACAACTTCTATACGAACATGGCAATCTCTGAAATGTTCTTGGATAGCGCACATCTTGAAAATTCGATTGTGTCACATGCAAAAGAACTGAACTATATGCCAAGGTCAGCAAAGTCTGCAAAAGCAGTTGTCAATGTCACCATTTCTGACCCAGCAAATACAAACTCAGTGATCACAATTCCAGAAGGAACCAGATTTACTTCAACACAGGATGGAGATAGATTCAACTTCTTTACTACACAATCTTATGTAGCAAGAAGAATCGATAATCAATTTGTCGCCGAAGACGTTGAAATTTTTGAAGGTGAGTTGGTTCGAGAGGCATTTTTCGTGTCCGGTTCAAGAAAGTCAATTCGGTTGATCAACACTAACATTGATGTTTCTAGTATTACCGTTTTCGAAAATTTTGATGATCCTTTAGATAGAATAGAATATACATTTAGAAGCGACATCTTTGGTGTTGATTCGGATGATCCGGTGTTTTATATTGAGCCAAGTTTTGACGGTACTTATGAAATTGTTTTTGGAAATAATAGGTTCGGAAGAGTTCCAGCAGAAAATGTACAGATGACAATTCTTTACAGAATCACCTCTGGTGTCGAATCAAATGGTGCATGTAGATTTACAACATCTTTTGTGCAAAATGCAACAGTAGCAACTGTTTCGAATGCAATCGGCGGTGCTGAAAAAGAATCATTAGAAGATACGAAGTTCTTTGCTCCAAGATCAATTCAAGTACAAGAAAGAGCAGTCACACAGCAAGACTACGAAATACTGCTCAAACAAAGATTCAATGAAATAAAGGATATCTCAGTCTTTGGTGGTGATGAACTCGACCCCCCGCAATTCGGAAAAGTTGCAATTTCAGTGAATGTTGAAGGCGGTCTTACTGAGACATTGAGAACTCGGTACAATGCATTCATTAGAGATAAGACTCCAGTGGGCATTCAGCCAATCTTTCTTCCTGCTCGGTTCATGAATTTGTTTGCGTCAATCGAAGTAAAATACAATCCTAAGCTAACAAGCAAGTCAAAAGATCAAATTGAAGCAGAAATTAGACAACTACTGAAAGACTACAGCTTAGAAGAACTCGATAAGTTTGGTGCAAGATTTGAAGTTTCGAGAGTTTCTACACTGATTGATGGTCTTGACAATTCTATTCTGAATAATACCATCGATGCATCTCCATACATTCTATACGCACCTGAATTTGGAAAAACCGAAAATCCCACCTTTGATTTCGGTCAACCTCTACAGAGTCCATGTAGATTTGCCAGATCAGAAGGAACCCAATCGTTCAATAGATTTGTCAGAAGCAGTCGCTTTATTATTGATAGAACTGAAGCAATCTTTGAAGACAATGGGCTTGGTCAAATTAATATCATTAATGCAAGGGATCGAGATCGCGGCATTTTTGAGTTCATTCGCCTTAATGCAGGAACTGTTGATTATGACACTGGTATAGTAAAACTATCGGACTTCATTGCTGATTTCTATGAAGGCAGAGGAATTACGATCAGCGCAAACACAAGAGAAAAGAATGTCACCGCGCCTAAAACAAAAGTTCTTCAGATCAGAGATGAAGATATAGACATCACAATAACAGAAGTAAGAGTAAGATGAAAGATATAGTCGAAGAAACTAGACTATCAAATTTTGTTTTGAAAGAACAGAAGAAAACATCTTCTGCTATTGAAAGTCAATTTCCAGCAATTTATCGTGAGAATGGTGCTGAACTTGTAGAGCTTGTAAAAGAATACTATCGCTTTCTTGAAGAAGATAATAGACAATCTACTCATAACATTCGACGCATTTATGAGTATCGTAACATTGATTCTACTGCTGAAAAGATGCTGATCTTTTTCAAAAACAAGTTTTTGAATGGCTTGTTTTTTGAAGAAGACATTAGATTTGCGGTCAAAAACATTCTTGATCTCTATCGAAGAAAGGGGTCAAAAGAAGGAATAGAATTGTTCTTCAAGTTGTTCTTTGATGAAGAAGTTCAGACTTATTTCCCTTCACAAGACATATTCAAGCCATCAACATCGAGATGGCAGGTTGGGTCCTACATACAGTTGTATGGTGTTACCGACACCAGCATCTTCGATTCACTAATCAATGTACGAATTTTTGGTGATAAGTCAAAGGCTGAAGGAACAATTGATAACATTGTTTTCATTAATGTGAACAATAGTGCAATACCTATCATTTTTTTAGATAACGTAAAGGGTGAGTTTACTCGCTTTGATAATATCTACAGCCTAAATCCTCTTACGTTCTATGGTCGCGTTTATGGATCGCTCAGATCAGTTTCTATAGATGCTACTGGACCTGGGACGGGCGGTAATAAGATTGGTGACATTGTTGAAATCCGATCTGATGTAGGTTTCGGTGCAAAGGGCCTCGTCACGTCTGTCACTGAGCAGATATCAGGTGAGATTAGTTTTCGGATTGAAGATGGTAACTATGGCTACACGACTTCTAACACAGATATTCTGGTTTCTGAACAATCAATTTTCTTTGCAGGCGGGGTTGGTTCTGAGTTTATTGTAAATGAACGAATTAAGCAGTCAAAGGCAAACACAGATGTTTTTGCGACTGTTCTTGGTAAAAGATCGGATTCAATCGGCATCTTTCTTGACTATCGTGAGCTAACAGAACAAGTTTTGTTTGTACCAACTGATGGAAATGAGTTCAACCCCAGTGAACAGATTGTCCAAACAAATTCGTATGGTGTTGAAGTATTTGCGACCGTGGAGTTTGAAGAAGAGGGGTTTATTGTTGCTGTATTGGACAAGACAAAGCCAGATGTAGCTACACAACGGTATTTCTTCGAAAAGAACTTTCCAATTGAGACTATAGGAAGAGCGGTAGAACTTCAAAAACCAGTTTTAGATATCGAAGATGACTACTTTTTTGAAGATGGCATTGATGTTCAAACCGTAGGAAGAACGATAGGCTCGAACATAACGAGATCACCGCTATTTGTTACTCTGGTTAATAACAGCGCTCGTGCTGAAATTGGGTCAATCAAGAACACAGAGACAATTCGTATCATTGGAGACTTGATAGAAAGTTTTCTTGATGTTCCATTAGATGCAAACAACTACTCAGAAGTACCGCCGGCCATCGAAGAAATGAGTGGTACTCGAATCAATGATATCATACCAGATTTGGATACGCCATTGAACGAAGCATTTGTCCCTGAAGAATTTGTTATCGGTGAAATTGGCAGTCTTTCAAATATCAATCCTGGCGTTGATCATGTCACTGATGTTTTTGTTCTCGCACGAGAGAATCTATTGAGCAAGTTCAACATTCGAAATCAAGTCATGACAGTTTCAGTTCCAGCTGGTGTTCTTTTGTTTGTCGGTGACATTGTTCAACAGACTCGAACTGTAAGCACCTTTGAAGGTGGTACAGAAGTGGTTCAAGTTCGCGGCAAGATTATTAGCGTGGTTGGAAATCAGATTACAGTCAAACATCATTCATTCGGTGCGTTTGTTTCTGATGAGCCCATCTTCAAAGAAGGAACTTCAATCGCAATTGCTGTGATCTCCATTCAACGAGATCTTACAAATCCGCCTCTTGGCTTGAATGCTATTATTGGTGGGAATGTTGAAGATGTTGTTGGAAAGATTGAATCGATTGATGTCACTGACAGTGGTTTTGGATATGAACAAGGCAGTGTTGTGGATATTGTAAATGTCAGTAAAGAAAACAATAACGAAACTAATATCGTTGGTATTGCTTCGGTGAGCAGACAAGGTATTACTGAAGGGCGCTGGAGAACGTTCGAGTCTCAAACAAATCGAGAAAAAGTGATCCAGGATAGTTTCTTTTATCAAGCTTATTCATATCAAATCACCACTGGATTAAACACAAGTCAATATGAAGATGAATATCGAAACATAGTTCATCCAGCTGGATTGAAACTATTTACTCAGTTTGGTAAGACTGATGTGATAAATATCATTGTGAACACTCCGCAAGAAACAATTGATCAGTTTAGCGAGATAGTGATTGATGCACCTGATGTATTTCAGGCTAACAATGATTTCATCTATCTAGTCGAAAGCACAGAATAAAAGGACTAAAACATTGGTGACTCGCGTAGAACAATTCGACTATGATTTGGTCGAAAATTATTTTTTAAAGAATCTGAACGAAAATGACTTTTGGTTGTTTGCATCTCATGCTTTTGAAACCGAGCAACCAGTTTCAGTCCGAAACAATGCCGATTCGAGAGAATTTCTCGAAAAAGTCATTTTCGGAATTGAATTCGCGCCAACTGATGTTTCCTTTATGATCAAATTTAGAAATTGGGAATACGGGACTGTATACACTCAATATGATGATATTGTAGAACTCAAAGATCGACCATTCTTTGTCACAGTAGAACCAGATGGTGAGTCTGAAAACTATCATATCTTTAAGTGTTTGTCAAACAATCTTGGATCTCCATCAACACAGATACCGCAGTTCAATCCAGCATTCACGGATGGAATCTATGCATTGAGTGATGGATACATTTGGAAATTTATGACTTCGACTCCATTTAGTTTATTTCAAAAATTTAGCACTGATGGATTGATTCCTGTTGCAAGAAGTCAACAAGTAGAAGATGTTGCAACCAAAGGAATATTTAAGATAGTCGTCGAGAATCCATTAGATAATTTTGGATATGAGCGAATTACAGGTGCTGTCAATGCATCCGAACTGATTTCATCTGGAACAATAACAAGAATTTTTCTTAAAGATTTATTTTCATTGACTCTGGATCAAATTCCAATCTTTGATGAGCCTAACACCTATTCAGATAGATCAATCTACATCAAAAAATCTAATGCTGGGATAGGCATCGGTGCAATTGAAACAAGAATAGTCTCGTCTGGTCTTTTCAGTGGCATGCCTTTCGTCACGATAGAGACTCCAGCTGGATTTGATGTAGATCCAGAGGATTCAATAGAAATTCTACCTCGTGTTGTTGTGCAGGGTACTGGAAACAGTATTTCTGCGATTCCAATCTTTGATTCTGTAAATCTGAGAATAAATGACATCCAAATTTTGAATTTCGGCCAAGATTACTCGTCCGCAATAGCATCAATTGTCGACCCCGGTCCCTTTGATCCATCCAATCCAAATAGACAAGATGTGCGATGTGTATTAAGACCTATCATTGCGCCGAGAGGTGGTCATGGCTCAAATGCGCTTTCAGAACTCAAAGTAAGACATTTGGGGTTATCCACAAACATTCAAAGCACATTTCCTTCAGTGATACCAAATACTGGGTCATACAGTAAGATTGGGCTCGTGAAAAACCCAGACTTTGACATCGCATTTTCTGAAAGCACTTTTGATCATAGACTGGAAATGATTCTTAGTTTTATTCCGGGCAGCATGGAAGTTGGAGACACTGTTTCTCAAGGTGTTGTGACGGGGATAATACACGAGATCAATCAAGCGACTAATACTATTTTTGTTGCTGAACATAATGGCCCGTATCAGGAAACTTTTGTTTCTAATCTTCCTCTGAGGCATAGAGGTATCAATTACGTGATAAATAGTATTAACTATTCACCATACGAAACACGAAGCGGCGACGTATTGACTATTTCAGATGTTGATCCCATTGAACGGACCACAGGTGGTTCTGAAAGAATAAAAATCATATTAGACTTTTAAGAGGTTGAAAGCACAGAATGAGCATTAAAACAGATCTAAACATTGCGCCATATTTTGATGATTATGATATTGAAAAGAAATACTATCGTGTGCTATTCAAGCCCGGTTTTGCCGTTCAAGCAAGAGAGTTAACGCAACTTCAGACAACACTGCAAAATCAAATCGAACAATTTGGTGAAAATATATACCAGGAAGGTTCGATTATCAAAGGATGTACATTTACTGAACTTCGCAATCTTAAATATATCAAAGTACTTGACGGCATAAGACCTGAGGATTTTGTCGAGCGAACAGAAGTTGATAATGGAACTATTGACGAATATTACTACGAGATAAAAGATGATTTTGGTTTGAAGGCTCTGATTGTCCAGGGTACCTCAGGCTTTCAATCTCGTGCACCAGATCTAAATACATTTTTTGTTGTCTATCTGAATACTGTTGAAGTAAGTAATATTGAGAAAAAAGAATATGAACCAAATGATACATTGCAAATTAGAGAATTCATACTAAGAACTGAAGAAATAAACGAAGAACTTGTAGAAACTAGAATAGATAATGGTATTGTTGCAACCACATCTGTTACCGGCTTTTCAGATCCAATAGGTGATTCGTTTGGATTGACCGCATCAGAAGGTATTATATTTCAACGTGGACATTTCCTTTTTGTCGATGAACAAACGATCGTTGTTAAAAAATATCTATCTGACGAGACGGTGGAATTTGAATTAGAACCGAATAATATTTCTGTCGGTTACATTGTTGATGAGTCTATAATTACATCTCAGCAAGATTCATCTCTTCTTGATAATGCCAGTGGTTCACCAAATGAGAACGCACCCGGCGCTGATAGATTACTACTGGTCCCTCGGCTGGTTAGAAGACCAACTTCGGAAGCAGAAGCAGATCCAGAGTTCTTTATTCTTAGACGATACGAGAATGGCGAAGCTGTTCAAACAAGAGACGTCACACAATTTAATTCGATTAACAGAGAACTCGCTAGAAGAGCATATGAAACTCATGGGGATTATACACAAAAACCATTTCAAATGAGAATTCTACAGAGAACTTCCGGTGATGAGTTCTTTGTAGAAATGGGTGAAGGTGTTGCATATTCCAAAGGCTATCGTGTTTCTAATGACACGAAAAGAGTATTTCCAATACCACCAGTCGAAGAAACAATTTCCATTTCTGCGCAGCCAGTCAATTTTGATTACGGCGGTTTCGTTAAGATAGTCAATATCGAAGGTAATGTGCCACTAAGATCATTCCAAAATGTACCTCTGACAAATGCTAGTTTTGCAACAATCGGTTCTGCAATTGTTGCAAACATACTAGAAGATAGACTATATCTGTTCGGCGTTAGAATGAATCAAGATGAAAGATTTTCCGATGTTGCCTACGTCGGTTCTGGAGCGGGTGGAAGAGTTGAAATAGAACCTAAAGTAATCAACTCGTCCGAATCAAGATTGGTCTTCAATTTCAATAGACCATTTACAAAAGACCTAGACAATGTACAATTTTCAATCCGAAAATCATTTGACACCTCGACTGATGGTGCCGGTGAATTTGAAATCATACCTGGCGCAAACGAAGTATTTAATCAGGATACACTTAAAGATATTCTAGTAGTTACAAGATCAGGATCGCTGGAGAAAGTTGATATTGTTTCAGCAGAATTATTAATGAATGGTAATTTATCTGTAGAAACAGCAGAAGCAAGCAAAGATGTGACTGTTTACTATAATGCCCGTCAAACAAATGTTACACCAAGAGTCAAACAGCTTCTTGATGTGTTTGTAAAAACAACATATTCAAATACGAATACTGTCTATACCCTGGGTATGCCCGATGTACTTGAGCTTCTCGAAGTAAAAGATACTGGCGGTAATGATTTTACATCCAGCTTCAGGCTTGTACAAAACCAAAAAGATAATTTCTATGATCATTCTTATATCGAAAAGATACCTGGTTCTGCGACACCACCAGAAGAAGTATTGACGATTAAGATTAGAACTTTTAGAATTGACGCAACAGTTGGTATCAATTTCTTCACAATTGAAAGCTATACTGACGTTGACATTAATCAAATTCCTTCATTTGACACACAAGACGGAAAGAATTTTGATCTGAAATCCTGCCTTGATTTCAGACCATATCGGACACCAATTGCATCATACGCCGCAACAGAAGGTGCTGCAACACTCTTGACTGATACGGCCGTGGAACTTCCAACCGCAGCAAGTCAAATGTTTGCATCGGGTATTAATTATCTAATTCCTTCTGTGAATACAAGTGGTTCTCTTGATATTGAATACTATTCAAGTCGTGTTGATTACATTGTCGGAAGTTCATATGGCAGATTCAAATATATTACAGGTGGTGAAAGTGGTTCCGCGAAGGGTAGACTAGACACCAAAGAAAATACGATTATAGCAGAAGTTCGAGTACCAGGGTTTCCTCTGCTTACAAACGAAGAGGCATTTAGATTAAATAGAAGAAATGAAGCGATATCTCTTTCTACTAAAACCGTAAAAACATATACAATGAAAGATATTGATAAGATTTCCAGAAAATTGGATCGTCTTGTCTATTACGTAACACTTTCTGCTCTTGAAACCGCAACGGCAAATCTTCTAATACAGGATGAATTCGGAAACAATCGGTTCAAGAATGGTATTATAGTAGATCCATTTCGTGATCTTTCGATTGCTGACGTAACTGATGCATCATTTTCAGCATCAATCGATGTTTCAGATACAACTCTCAGACCTAGTCTGAAACAATTCCCAATGAACGTGAGAGTAAGTGATACAGTTAATACTGAACAAATAGGTCCAGTAACAACACTTACATCGAATAAAGTTGTTCGATTCTTAAAGCAACAATATGCGACTGGGTTTAGATCTTGCACAAGTAACGTATATAGTTTCTTGGGAACTGGTGCTCTCACACCTGAATATGATGTTGCTTACGATACTGTTATAACACCAGCTGAATTAGAATTAGATCTCGCGCAACCTTTTATAGACTTTACTGAAGCACTAAGCGAGTTTGTACCTCTTACTTCGGAACAATCTATCTTACTAGATGAATGGAATGAAGTAAATACGGCGGAAATTGGAAGCGGTAAGAGAGCAAATACAGTTACAACTACACAAACATTCCAAGAATGGGAAGACGTCTTTAGAGAATTGAGCGTCACGGCTGGTGAATTAGAACAAAATTTTGTTGGAGATTTCGTCACAAATTTCCAATTCAGACCTTTTATACGTTCTCGTGAAGTTCAGATAGAAATGTATGGTCTTCGCCCGAACACAAGACATTATTTCTTCTTCGATGAAGTTTCAATCGATTCCGATGTTGCCCCTGGTATTTTTTTTGGTGATTCGCAGGGTCCTCTCCCGACAAATACAAGAGTAGCACAAAACGGATCTTTTGGAACTGCGGTCAGAACAAACGAAAATGGTGAATTGTTTGCAATCTTCAAAATACCAGAAAATACATTTTTTGTCGGCGAAAGAGAACTTGTAATTGCAGATGTGGACTTGTTTGATAATATTGATGCTGCAGCAGCATCATTTGGTAAATTGAAGTATAATGCTTACAATTTTAGTGTAGATAAAGTAGGAACAACTATTTCAACAAGATTCCCTGAAATTCAAGTTCTGGAAGAAAGAACCACTCGCACTGTAATGGACCGCGAAGTTCAACAAGGTAGACGAAATAAATGTCCTCTTGCACAGACTTTCTTTGTGAAGGATTCAATGACAAGAGAAGCTGATGCACTTTATGTGAGTGGAATTGATCTATACTTTAAAAGAAAAAGTCCTACAAATGGTGTGACTATTCAGATTCGAGAAGTAGTAAATGGATATCCTGGTTGGGAAATTATCCCATTTGGAAAGAAACATCTTAGATCAACAGAAGTTTTTGTGTCTGATGATGCGTCTATTGCTACTAGCATTATTTTTGATGCACCAGTTAGATTGGATGCAGAAAAAGAATATGCAATTGTAATACAACCAGACGCAGATGATCCAGATTACTTGATTTTCACAACAAAACCGGCTGGCACTGATTTACTTACAGGAGCACCTGTAAATGCTGACTGGGGGGACGGTGTACTATTCACATCTACAAATAACAGAGCATGGACAGCATATCAAGATGAAGACATTAAATTTGATCTATTCCGGTATAACTTCGAAGTGAATAGCGGAACGGTTGAATTGGAAACAACCGATTACGAATTCTTGAGAGCTGTTAATGTAAGTGGTAAATTCATAAACGGTGAATTGGCATATGCATTCAAAGGTGCTAATACCTTTACTGTAAATCTACAAACTAATACCAGTGTAGTTACGGGCACTGGTCTTACTGCTTATGACCAAGGCGATTATTTTTATGTTGAAAATGGTGTCACGGATAAAGATATCTTTAGAGTCGTTTCAGTAGTATCTAGTTCAGAACTTGTGGTAAATAAAATTCCAAGATTTAGTGGAACACTACAATCAGAACCTATCGTGGCAGGAACAGTTTCTTACTTTAATCCTAGAAAACCTGATCTATTGATACTTGAACAGTCTTCAGCACGTGAAGATAGAATATTTGTAGCTACAGATACCGTAAGAGGTCTTGATAGTGGTGCTATATTAGAAGTTGATACTGTGGATGATTTGGAATTAAGTTATATCCAAGCAATGATCAACCGAATTGTAGATGAAAACACAAATGTAAAAATTGCAGTCAAGGCAATTGATCCAAGTGCAACTGCCGATCCCCCATATGCGAAAGAGTTTGAATTTGCAGCAAATAAAGCATTCAATGAAAGAGGTTGTATCGTATTCAGTAAATCAAATGATACAAACCAAGAAAAGAATCTGAAATTAGTATTGACTCTCGAGAAGGAAGATATTCCCACGACAACACCGGTGGTCGATATTGAAACTGCACAGCTATTTGCTTACATATATCAAATAACAAATACACCTGCAACAACATCAAAATACATTTCAAAGAGGGTTGAACTTCAAGAAGGTTTTGATGCCGAAGATTTCAGACTTTATCTTACTGGTTATAGACCATTAGGAACAGATATTAAAGCATATCTGAGAGTAAAGAATGATGCAGACCCAGTAGCACTAAGAAACAATCCATGGATTGAACTTGAAAAAATCTCTGGTGCCGATTTATTCTCAAGTGGTTCAAATACAAGTGACTATAAAGAATACGTCTATGAAATTCCGGATACTTCTAAATCTTCAAACACTGGAATTGTGGAATATACTAACGATACCGGAACATATGAAGGATATAGATCATTCGCCGTGCGGATCGACTTGCTTTCAGAAGATGTTGGAAGTGTTCCAAAAGTTCTTGATTACAGAGGAATTGCATTCGAATGATACGAGATACTTACTCAAAGGCATTAGTTGAAACCGATGTTGCTGAATTAAATAGATACAGAAAAGAAAAACAAAAAGATAAAGAATTTCAGCAACTTAAGAATGATGTGATATTCCTCAAAGAACGGATAAATAGCTTGAGTAAAACACTCCAACAAATAGAGGCCAAGTGTGAGTAATACAGACATAACGAACATAGAGACGTCAGATACCTTTCAGGTTTGGCTTGAACGAACAAACGACTTGATCGATCTTGCAAATGAAAATGTGATGCTTGCGGGACCTCTTGGCTTCACAGTTGAAGGCAGCTCGACTCTCACTGGAACATTTACTGCAAATACCTTGGTCGCTGACAGTGAGTTCATTCTTCCTATTGGGACGACAGCGGAACGACCGAGTGCTTTGATTGGTTCACTTCGTTTCAACACCGATCTTGACACATTTGAAGGCTATGATGGTGTTGATTGGGGTGAGATTGGTGGGGAACTTGGTAATCCTATCTTTATCAATGACAACTACAATGCAGAAATCAATGACTACATCATTGCAGATTCCACTGCTGCATCATTTTCAATCATTCTTCCAGCTTCTCCAGAAAAAGATGACATCATTCGAGTAGTTACAAAAACGGCTTCCGTCAATAATGTACTAATACTTGGGAATGGTAATGATATCAGCACAATTGATGGAACTGTATCTAATCTAACATTGACATCAGATTATGTCACATATGACTTGATCTTCAACGGCTCGGTGTGGGTTGTATTTGACACGTTCGGGCAGACAAAAATTACAACTGATGATACTACTAATCAAGAAAGAGGTATTCTATTTACAGATAGCACATCAACAGATGTGAATGAACTTTTTGTGTCGGCATCGGATTTTTCATATAATCCAAGTACAAAAACTCTTACAGTAGAAAATATCTTAGGCAACGCGAGCACTGCTACGGCACTGCAGACTGCGCGCACCATCGGCGGCGTGAGCTTCGACGGCACCGCCAATATCAACCTGCCCGGCGTGAATCAAACCGGAAATCAAAACACAACCGGTAGTGCAGCAACACTGACAACAGCTCGCACTATTAATGGAGTTTCATTCGATGGTTCTCAAAATATTACGTTACCAACAGTAAATATAACTGGTAACCAAACGGTAGAAGGTGTAAAAACATTTTCTACAGCCATTGCGGTTACTGGCACATCAAAGGCCGCAGGCAGATTTTATGCCGGAACTACAGATCCAACAAACACAACAAGAGTAAATTATGATGGTAATTTTCACGTAAGAAATCTTTTTTCTGTTGGTGATGTTAGTTCGAATTCGGATCTTAGATTGAAAACCGATTTAAGCGTAATTGTTAATGCTCTTGATAAAGTCAATGCTATAACGGGCTATACATATACTCGTATAGATACAGGTGAAAGACAAACCGGTGTAATTGCACAAGATGTACAAAATGTTCTTCCCGAAGCTGTAAAGGAAGATGGAACTAATCTAGCTGTATCATACGGCAATATGGTAGGTCTATTAGTTGAAGCAATTAAAGAATTACAAGACAGAATTATACATTTAGAAAATAAAAATTATTAACACAAGCGCCAATAGTCAAAGGAGACGAAGATGGCAATAAAAATTTCAGTTACGGACGTAATCGGCAATTCTTGCGAGCTGTTAAATATCAATAGCTTGGATAACGGTTCTATACAGGCTATAACTAAAGCTTCTAATAACAGCTAAAACACTATAGCGTCTGGTACTACAGTAAGAGCAGGACGAGACGATGATAGTATCTTTGAATTTAAGACTCGATCCGGTATTCATACCCTCTCAATGAAACCTAAAGATCTATGGTTTATAAACACGGGTGGAACCATAGAGTATTGTCAAAGACTAAATTAAGGCAAGTTGCTATTTTACTTTCAAATTTGAAGACCTTATAAGCTCAAAGCACTTGTTCATTTAGGCAAAAACTAATTATGAAAAACACAATTTATCTTCTTTTGAAAAAGAAAACGGTCAATGCTTTAGCATGATCGTTGTTGACTATATGTTTTTTTGATTGGTATCATAACTTAAAATGTGTATTTCGTAAAAAGATAAATAAAACTAAAATACATGTGAGGAACTATGACAACCAGATAAATTTATATGTTGATCAAGGAGTCGACTTTTTAATTGAACTAGAACTTGAAACAGACGATGGTGATGAATTTGAAATCACAGATCAACAATTCTTTTGCCAAATCAGGAAGATATATTCAAGTGTAGTACAATTTGAAGCCGATCTTGATGTTGTTGTGAATGGAGTTACAAATAAACTTAATTTATTTATCTCTCCGGAAGCGACAAGAAATAAAAAGTCAGGTAAATATCAATACGATTTGATCATGGTGAAGTTTGGTGGAGATCGAATAAAGATTCTTGAAGGTCTGTTATTTATACTACCACGACAACTCACGTAAATGCTCAAACTGTCACAAACACAACAACAGGCGTTTCTGTCACTGTACCCAGTACTTCCTCAGCGGCGGTCAGAACGGCAACGGCAAGACTAACAGCAGCAGAGTCAGAGCTGTCCGGGGAGAACCTATTTGATTCATTTACCTATTTGTCTATTACACCTATTTCTAAGGAGAACAGCTAAACATGAAAAAATACATCGCAGTCACTCATGTTGATTCAAGAACAAAAGTTCCGTGCTTCAAAGCACCAATGCGCAATGGCCCAACATTTCCAGATGTGAAAGGTCTTGACATTGAATGGTGGGACCAGAGCCGATGGCCAATCCAGCATCCAGATGACTACCCATTGTTTTATGGGTCGTGTGATGAAGATGCTGACACTGATATTCCTGGTGTGGTGCGAATCCTACAAAAAGAAGTATATGATGAACTCCATTCAATAGAGCTGAGATCAAGAAAGCCATCAGTTGCGACTCCATTGCAGATTCGACTTGCACTGATCAAGCTCGGCATGTTGGAGCAGATTCAGAACTTCATCGATGAACTTGAAGAGCCCGCAAAAACAGTCGTGATGACTGAATGGGAATATGCACTTGAGATCAACAAGAACTCAAATACGATTCAAAGTCTTTCCAGTCAAATGGGTCTTACAGGAGAACAACTTGACGAGATCTTTGAAGTTGCAGCAAACATCTCACCGGGCTCAATTGACCCGTTTGATCCATTCCCAGACCACGAACAGGAGTAATAGGTACAATGGCAATCAAGATTCAAGGTGATACAGTCATTTTTGATGACAAAGTGTTCCGACCTGGAAGATTTACAACAGCTGAACGATTGGCAATCAGTGATCCGAGCAATGGAATGGCTGTCTTTGATACAGATCGAGACAAGTTCTATCTTTACAATGGTTCTGATTGGGAGCAGATCATTTCAAAAGATGATGTTCTGATCGAAACACCGACAATCACAGTTGAAGGAGCTCCATCAGACGTTCCAGAAAATCCGACGATTTCCACTTCTGCATTTACAGTTACGATAGGAGCTGATTCACACGAATCTACTGATTGGGAGATTCGTCGCACTTCGAACAATGAAGTTGTTTTTACGTCATTAAATGATATTAACAATCTGACTTCAATTGTGGTTCCTATAGGGAATCTCGAAGTGTCAACTGAATATGAGTTTCGAGCAAGACATCGGTCAGAAACAGGTTTTTTCTCAAACTTTGGAACAACAACTGCAAACACCCCGGCAAGTTTTTTCAATTTGACCAGTTTCGGTGAATCTGCTCGTGGTGGTTTCTACATTGGCACCATTTGTGCTGCTGGACAATGTTATGCGCTGATCGTGTCACCAAATGCGTCTGGATGTGCTACTTGTCAATGGAAGACCACAAGAACCGCCACAGCTGGAACTGATTCATGTGTTGATGGATTCAGCAACACTTATGGTCCAATGGACAATGCAGAACATCCAGCTGGCAACTGGACAGCCACCAGAACGATCAATGGCTTTTCAGATTGGTATCTGCCTGCTCGTGATGAGTTGAATCAGTTGTATGTCAATGATGGTGGACCCACAAATACTACATTGCCTGCTGGAGAGGGTTTCGCTCCTAACTCCTACTGGTCGTCTACTGAGT